AGACCTGCACCAAAGCTCTACAATTTAAATAAAGAGCCGATGGATACTACAGTAGGTAATGGCTCGGCAGTTAAAGTACAATACAATGAGTTTGCATGGGACTATGCAGGCAAGACAGGTGTTAGCTTAGACTTTCAAGCCATGCAAGTGTTAGACTTAGTACCTGTTAAGTCGCAAGACGGAGATGAATTGAATCCGTTTGGCGATGGGGAGGAATTCTAATGACTGATGAAGATATCGTGTTAGAAGAATCAAACAAACCTTTCATTACTATAGATGATGTGCAAGTTTTTGTAGAAGATTTACCCGAAGAGGGTCAACAAATCTTTGGTAGACTGCAACGATTAAATCAAAAGAAAGCTAATCTTGTGCTTGACTTGGAAGAGTTACAAGCAGGCATTGGTTTCTTTTCAAATAGAGTCGTAGCCATTTATAATGATGTAGATTCCCAAACAGAAGAACCGCAACCAGACTTAGACACAGAAGAAAGTTAGGTTGTTTTAAATACTGGCTAGGCGTTACTGTGTTTAATGTCTAGCCTTTTTTATGGATAGAATATATGAATAAAGTTAGTCCTTTTTATAAAACACACCAACCCTGCCCTGACTGTAACAGTAGTGATGCCTTGTGCATTAACGAAGACAGGTCAACTAAATGTTTTAGTTGTGGTAAGTTTACACCTAAACCAAACATAGTACCTATGAATAATAATTATACCAAACCTCCTACTCAACCAACAGAAACTGTGCATAGTGGCACGTATGCTCCACTAACAGATAGAAGTATATCTAAAGAAACAGCTATCAAGTATGGTGTCAAAGTTGTGTATGATTCTCAAGGTGTGTTAGCTCAACACAGATACCCTTACCACATTAACAATGAGCAGACAGGTACAAAGATAAGATACGTTAAGGATAAAAACTTTAAGTTTGAAGGAACGACAGCAGGCACAGGTCTCTTTGGTCAGCAACTCTTTAAAGAGGGTGGTAAATATTTAACTATAGTTGAGGGCGAATGCGATGCTATGGCAGGCTATGAACTCTTAGGTTCTAAGTGGGCAGTAGTGTCTATTAGAAATGGGGTACAGGGTGCGGTCAGAGACATTAAAGATAACATTGAATACGTAGAAAGTTTTGACAACATAGTTATTTGTTTTGACAATGATAAGCATGGCATCGAAGCATCACAAAAAGTAGCGAGCATCATCAAGCCACGTAAGGCTAAGATAGTTACTATTCCTAATGGACATAAAGATGCTAACGATATGCTTCGTAAAAACCTGCACAAAGAATTTACTCAGGCTTGGTGGGATGCTAAAGTTTATACACCTAGCGGAATCATTAGAGTTTCCGAAAAGCAAAAAGATTTTTTAGATAGAGAAAAAAAAAGTAGTGTGCCCTATCCTTGGCATGGTCTTAATAAAAAGTTAATAGGCATGAGGCAAGGAGAGCTATTAACCCTTACAGGTGGTACTGGTCTTGGTAAATCGTCTGTTACAAGAGAGCTAGAGCATTGGCTTATTCATCAGACAGAAGATAACGTAGGTGTAATAGCCTTAGAAGAAGACTGGAGAAGAACAGTAGATGGTATCTTATCCATTGAAGCTAATGATAGATTGTACATTGACGACATAAGAGATAAATACAAAGAGCAAGACCTCATTAAAATGTTTGATAAAACTTTTGACCAAGACAAAGTATTTATTCATGCTCACTTCGGCACTAACGACATCGAAGATATATTTTCTAAGTTGCGTTATCTTATTGTTGGTTGTGATTGTCGTTGGATTATTGTCGACCACTTACACATGCTTGTTAGTTCTATGACAGAAGGGGATGAACGCAGAGCCATAGATAATATTATGACTAGACTTAGAAGTTTAGTAGAAGAAACAGGGGCAGGTATAATCCTTGTGTCTCACTTGCGTAGAGTGCAAGGAGATAAGGGGCATGAGAATGGAGTCAGCGTTAGCCTTTCACACTTGAGAGGTTCTAATGCTATTGCTCAACTGTCTGATTCAGTCATAGCTTTAGAAAGAAANCAACAAGCAGAGGANGAATTAGAAGCTAGGACAACAAGACTACGTGTGCTTAAATCACGTTACACAGGNGATGTAGGGTTAGCTACTGCATTAGTTTATGATAAAGATACAGGAAGATTATCTGAGTACGAAGATACAGAAATGTTGAATAGTTTTAGTGCAGATGATACACTACCCTTCTAGAGGAGGACACATGGAGCTAGTATTTGATATAGAAACAGATGGCTTAGATGCAACAGAGATACATTGCATTGTGGCTATTGATGAAAATGATAATCAATATACCTTTGACATTATAGATGATAATATTTTAAAAGGTCTTGACTTCTTAGCAGAAGCAGACAAACTTATTGGTCATAATATTATAGGGTTTGATATACCTGTTATAAAAAGACTGCACGACATAGACTTATGGGATAAGAATAAAGTCATAGACACTTTAGTACTGTCACGTTTGTTTAATCCTGTTAGAGAGAAAGGTCACTCATTAAAAGTTTGGGGCGCTAAGTTGGGTGTATCTAAAGATGTTGCACCAGAAGACTTTAGTGTGTACACGAAAGATACTTTAAAGTATTGTATTAAAGATGTTATTCTTAATAAAGTTTTGTTTGACTATCTAAAGAAAGAATCAGCAGGCTTTTCAAAAGAAAGTATAAACTTAGAACATTATGTTACGTATATTCTTGAGAACCAGAAAGAGAACGGATTTAAAATAGACATACAATATGCTACTACTTTACTATCAGAATTAAATTGTAAGATAAAACAAGTACAGGAAGAAGTACACCAAACATTCAAACCAAAATGGATTGATATTAAAGAAGTAAAACCAAAACTAAAACAAGATGGTACGTTATCTAAATCAGGGTTAACAGACTATGAGTTTGAAGACATACAATCATCAGGCAACATGAAGCCTTTCATGAGAAAAGAATTAGTAGAGTTTAATTTAGGTTCTCGTAAACAAATAGGAGAGTACCTAATTAGTTTTGGTTGGAAGCCTAATAAGTTTACACCCACAGGTCAGCCTATTGTTGACGAAGGAACTCTTAAAAATATTACTCACATTAGGGAAGCTAAACTTATAGCAGACTTCTTGTTGTATCAAAAAAGAATTGCACAGATTAGTTCTTGGTTAGAAGCCGTAGAAGATGATGATAGAGTTCATGGTTCTGTGTTTTCTACAGGAGCTATTACAGGACGCATGGCACACAGAAACCCTAACATGGCTCAAGTACCTAGCGTAAGTAGTCCTTATGGTAAGGAGTGTCGAGCCTGTTGGGTAGTAGACAAAGGAAATAAACTAGTAGGTATAGATGCTAGTGGTTTAGAATTAAGATTGTTGGCACACTATATGGCTGACGAGGAGTATATAAATGAAATTATCAATGGAGACATACACACCACTAATCAAGAATCTGCAGGACTTGAATCAAGAAATCAGGCTAAGACATTCATCTATGCGCTCATTTACTGGGCAGGAGATGCAAAGACTTGGAGCAATCGTGCAAGGAAGTAGAAAACAACGGTAAACGACTTAGAGAATCTTTTATCAATAATAACCCTGCATTTAAACATCTTAGAGACAGGGTTGACAGAGCGTCTTCAAGAGGATACTTAAAAGGATTAGACGGACGCAAGATATTTATTAGACACAGACACGCTTCCTTGAATACTTTATTACAAGGAGCAGGAGCAATAGTTATGAAAAAAGCCTTGACTATTTTATCAGACATGTTAGTATTACAAACTATCCCTGCTAAAATAGTTGCTAACATTCATGACGAATGGCAGATAGAAGTACCTGAGTCTCATGCAAATGGGGTAGGTGCATTAGCAGTTAGATGTATAGAACAAGCATCTAAGGAATATGATTTAAGATGTCCATTGACGGGCGAATTTAATATAGGAGACAGTTGGTATGAAACCCACTAAAAAAGATAGAAAGAAGTTTGATTTAGATTTACAATATGGTAGTATCCGCGAGGATAAAATAGCAGACATGCTTACCAATAAAAAAATAGAAGTTAAATCCGAGAGAGACATCTGGCAGAAGTCAGGTAACATTTGTATTGAGTATGAGTCATGGGGCAAGCCGTCAGGTATCAGAGCTACTGAATCAGACTACTGGTTTCATAACCTGTGCATAGGCAAGGATGAATTGTACTCTTGTGTTTAAAACAGATACGCTTAGAAAGATAGTAGATAAACTAGATACATTTAAAACTGTATCGGGTGGGATAACAACGCTAGTCGTATGTTCTTAGTGAACTTACAGAAGTTATTTTCTTCTGATGTTATCAAAGCTTTTAAAGAGATTAAAGATGAAAAAGAAACAGACAAAAAAGTTGCCTAAACTAGATACTCTTGTAGAAGATATCTATAAAACTATAGGAGTCTTATCAGAAGATAAGGCTCTTAAAATATCAGACGAAGAATTTGAAAGGTTTGGTAAAGATATGAGTGATGCTTTACGAGGTTGGGCAACCCCTCAGCCTAGACCTAAGAGTGGTTTAAGAATGTCTAATATTGGTAGACCACTACGCAGGCTATGGTATGACCTAAACCTAAGTCAAGAACACCAAGAAAAAATTGACCCTCCTACTTTCATTAAGTTTTTGTATGGTCATTTACTTGAGGTTCTTTTACTTTTCTTTGTTCGTTTATCTGGACACGCTGTATCCTCAGAACAAAAAGAAATATCAGTCAAAGGAATTAAAGGACACATGGATTGCGTTATAGACGGAGAAGTTATTGATGTTAAGACAGCATCGGGGTACGCTTTTAAGAAGTTTAAAGAGGGTACACTAGCACAGAATGATTCCTTTGGTTACCTCTCACAGTTAGCAGGTTATGAAGAAGCAGAGCAGACTTCTGAGGGTGGTTTCTTGGTCATGAACAAAGAAACAGGGGAGCTAACTACCTTCATACCTGATGATTTAGAGAAGCCTAATATAATTAATAAAATAAAAGAAGTAAAGAAAGCTATTTCACTTGACAGTCCGCCTACTAGGTGCTATAATGTTATAGCAGAGGGTGTCTCTGGTAACATGAAATTACCAATGGGATGCAACTACTGCCCCCATAAGTTTACTTGTTATTCAGACTCTAATGATGGTCAAGGATTAAGAACATTCGCTTATGCCAAAGGTAATGTTTACCTAACTAATGTTGAAAAACTACCTAATGTAAGAGAGATTATATGAATGGAAAGCAAGCAAAGAAACTAAGAACTAAAGCTAAAGTATTGACAGTTGAATGGATTCATTCTTTACTGCCTGACAAAGAAGCATCTAAAGTAAACATAAATAATTTTGAAGAGCATATGCCTGACCAGAAACATGTCTATGCTAACAATAAAATAATGCTTTCGTCCTTCTCTGAAAGGTGGTTTTATAAAAAATTAAAAAAGGAATTTTATGAAGAAGGGTTATAGGAAGCCAAGAAAAATTAGACCTGTTGAAAAAGATTTACCTAAAGGGTACGACTCAGGTTGGGAATATAAACTACATCAAAAGGTTTTATCTAATTGGTCACACCACTCTGATAAGATTGATTATGTTATTGAACATAAATATGAACCTGACTTTACAAAAGTTATAGATGGTGTAGAATACTTACTAGAAGCTAAAGGAAGGTTCTGGGATTACAACGAGTACAACAAATACATATGGGTTAGAAAATCTTTAAAGTCTAATCAAGAGTTAGTCTTTTTGTTTTCTAGTCCAAGTTCTCCTATGCCACAGGCTAAGAGAAGAAAGGACGGAAGTAAAAGAAGTCATGCAGAGTGGGCAGAAAAAAATAAATTTAGGTGGTTCTCTGAACATACACTACCTAAAGAATGGATGAAATAATATGGAATATAAATTTAACGAAGATATTATTATACAACAAGTACATAGATATATTAATAAAACATACGAAAGACATTACGCACAAGGTAAGTATCAAGCAACAGATATGATTGTTGATGCAGGACATGGTAAAGGATTTTGTATGGGTAACATTATGAAGTATGCAGTTCGTTGTGGTAAGAAAAGAAGGCGGAGATGCTGAATTAGACTTACTTAAAATAATACACTATGCAATTATAGCTATAGCTTTAGAAGATACAGAATATCATTTAGGAGAAAATTAATGGTCGAAGACAAGGTTGGTCAAAAAGAATACTTAGGTATTAAAATAGATTATGATAAAGAAAACAAATTAAATAAATTCAGTTTAGATACTTTAAAGGACAGGTATCTATATGAAGCATCAGGAGAAACACATGCACAAGAAGCCTTCGCGAGAGCCTCAATCTTTGGAGCAACCTTTAAAGGAGTCACGGATTTTGAACTGGCTCAAAGACTTTATAAGTACAGTTCCGACTTATGGTTCATGTTTAGCACTCCTATTCTTAGCAATGGGGGAACTAATCGGGGTTTACCTATTAGCTGTTTTCTCAATTACGTACCTGATAGTCGTGATGGGTTATCTTCTCACTATGATGAGAACATATGGCTCGCAAGTTCAGGTGGAGGTATTGGTGGATATTGGGGAGATA